TTTATCATAGTTTTATAATTGTATGAGCTATATGAATAACAGCAGTAAAATCAGCAGTTATTGAGGCAGATGTTATTACTTTCCAGGGTTGATTCTCTGCAACACTTGCACTTGAAGCAAATGTTGTCGCATAAAAACTTCTACTAGCTGCTGCATTAAACATCCAATTAGTAATATTATAAGAATCGTTAGAAGGTGGAGGGAAAAAAGAAGGTGTACCATAAGCAAATATAAGGGTTCTTTTATTAGCTTCTGTAGTAGTACCATAGATGCCATCAACTAAAATGCTGTGAATCATAATAGAATAACCACTACCAGGAGCAGCTATTAACTCTATAGGCGTAGTATGTAATGCTTGAATTTGTGCAGAAGATAGAGAAACTGATTTTACAGTAAATACATTTTTAGCTTCTATTTTTTTACTTGTTCCTTGTGCTGACCCTGTAGTGTCTGATGCATCTACAACCATTAATAAATCGTCACTTGCTGGTTGCTGTGCTAGTGCTGACTTGTCCGTTAATCTTTGTCCTGCCATTATTTAATTTTTTAATATAATTTTTTAACTTTTTAAAATTCTCCAAGCTACTTGGATATGTTCTTCTTTTAACAGTCATAAGTAGTAATATTTGCTCCTTGTAAAAAGTTCTTCATTCTATTACTTATTGGTGCTTCATCTAAATTTATACCTGAATAGTAGTTGCGTGTAGTTGGGTCAAGGTCTGACCCTGTATTGCTAGTATATTCAGGAAATAAACTAGAGTTATTTCTTAAATAATCAATCATTCTTTGCCTATAAAATTCAGCAGCATCTGTAGCTGTATCCATTAAAGGTTTTATGTCATCATAAGTAGCACTAGAAGATTGTTCTGTTGCACCCATTACTACAACTGCATTATTAACAAAACGCAATCGTAAATAAGGTGCTAGTTGTGAAAATGAAAACTGCACTAATGCAGGTTGTATATATGTTTCCATTAAGGTCTTATAATCGCCTGTAAGACTTCCTGCATTTATTTTAGTTTTAAGAGCTTCATATAAATCAGTTCCAAGAACAGGCAATATGTTCATATCCTGTGCCAATAATATATAAGGCATTATAAGGTTATCATCTACTGAGCCACCTAAAGCCGTATCTTTTTTTAATCTTGTTGCTGATATAAATAATGTATGTTGTATTGCCATATTTAAACGTCTTTAGCTTTTGAATAATCTAGTGATTTGGTCTTACCTCTATTGTCTGTAACTACTGCCTTAGTTTTTAAAGAATTATATGCTTGTGTTACTGGCTCTGGTGCTAATTTTGATACATCCATAGCAAAGTCAAACTCTACTGTATCAATAGGATCAAATCCTGAAATCCTAGCTTTATTATTATAATAAACTTCTGCATAAGCAGTAGCTGAGGTTGTTTTTCTTACGTTATAAACTATTTTATAAATACGGTGGTATGCTTCTTTAGATTCTACACCGTGTGAACTTGTATATGCTATTTGTAATGCCATAATTTAATTTATTTTCTACCTGGATATTTCCACCAATTATTACTTGCGTTTGCTGCTTGAACTGCGTCCTTAATTCCTCTTGGGTTTGGCTCGTAAGTTTTAGGTATTGATGATGTTTTTTTATAGTCATCTAATCCCTGTCCTTCTTTAAGCTCACTACCTGATTTAAGGCGATATAAAACTACCTTCCAGGCGTGGGTACACCACACACCTCCTTTGTACTTGAAAAGGTCATACTTTCTACCTTTATGCCCTAGCTGTCTATTAACACCTTCTCTACTTGCTTTATCAATATCTTCTAATCTATATACAGTTCCTTGACCTGATAATCGCATCATATTTTTGCAGAATGTTCTTGATTCTCCTGTCTTAGTTTTTCTTTTACTCTTTTTAAAATACTTAAATCTTATTTTATAATATGATTTATCTAAATAGCTAAAGCCGTCAGGTTTTGCTGATATTTCATCTGCAAATTCTTTTTTATCTATTTTTTTAATAAGGTCATCTGCCCATCCTTCATAATCTTCTATAACACCTTCTTCTTGCTCATCTACTATTTCCCATTCATCTAAATCAATTTGTTCGCCTTTTAAATCTTCCAAAAGTCCATTTAAATCATCATCAGACATTTCTACAAAGTCATCAGATATATCTTCTTTTGTAACTCCTTCTTTTTCTTGGTCTTCCTCTGATTGTGTTTCTGTTACATCTAAATCAATAAAATCAGCAGGTTTAAGCGATTTAAAGTATAAATCAAGGCTTATGTCATTTACTTTAAATATCTTCTCTAAACCCTTTAAAAGCGTGTTTTGGAAGGGAATTACTACAGTATTGTTAAATAAACTGTAAGCATCTCGTAATTCATCAGCATTATTACCTAAACCACCGCCTTCTGAACGAATACCAAATAATATAGGAGATGTAACCCTGTGTCCTGCTAAAATTTGATTTACAGCTTGTTTTGACATACCCTCCCAAGCTGATTGTGCATCATTCATTTGGATCGGCTCTATGACAGGAGCAGTTTCTTTACCATCATTAAAAGTAATAAGTATTTTACCTGCATTACCACTACCTGCAAATTTAGCGTTTAATTGTCTTTCTATAGTTCTTCTCTCCTCATCCGATGGAATTCCATTCGAGAAGCCGACATGCATCGAGGGAGTCATTCCTGACGTTATATTAGATAAATGAAACTGAGCAATCTCTAGTTCCATTTGAATCCAGTCAGTAGCAGCTACATAATCAGGAGCAAAGCCATAAAATAAAGCAGGATTTTTATCTCTAATCATTAGAATCTGACTAGCTTGTGTTCTATCATCTGTGTTAAATGCAGGATATGCTCTTGGCTTGTATTCAGCTTTTCTTGTTTTAGACCAATCAGCAGAGTAGTAGTAGTGTCTTATTTCTCCATCTATCATTTTACCACTACGGATATATTGAGCAGGTATATGTAACATTTTAGCTATCTTACTTCTATCCCTAGACCAAATAACATTAACATAACAACCCCCAAATAGTTTTAAATCCATTGCTAGGTCTTTTAATACATCATCATCAGAATTATGTAAAAGCTCTGTAAGTCGCAAATAAGACTCTTTTGTGTCTGTGTTGTCATCTGCATTAGTAGCAGCTAATCCTTCGCCATATATCATCGCACCTATTGACTTAACTAAAGCACCATTAATAGCACTTCCTAAGAATAGGTCTAGTAGGTAGTTAGGGTAGAAGTTATCTTGTCCAAAATTTACCCAGTCATTCTTAGTATCTTCTACTAAATGAGGGATATTATAGTGGCTTAATTTTACTAAATCTAAATTCATAATTATATTGTTACATAAACGCTATCTGTGTCTGCGTCATTAGTTGTGTATTCTGAGTATGTTACTGCTTCTCTATTTGTTCCACCTCTTACATTAAATAATCCTGTAAATAATTTTGTTAATCCTGACTTGTCAAGATTAGAAGCAGAAGAATTATTATATATTTCTAAATCATAGAATCCTAAAGGATAATCTGTATTTCCTATAAATATTTTACCACCTGTTAAATTCTCATTTGCTACAACAGAAGCGGTTTGATACAAAAACAAAGCTGCTCTTGGTTTACCTGTTTCAAAGAAAACAGTAGGAATAAATGCTTTTTCTTTTCCTGTTAATTGGCTTGTTAAAACCCATAAAGGAGTATAAGTATATGTGCTTACTATATCATATATATTAACATAAGCTGCAAAAACAGGTTCAGTATTTGTGACATAGGTTTGAATCATTCTTCTATAAAGTATTTATTAATAAATTCAGGATTCTTTTCTGCAAATACTTTTAAAGCATCACTATCAAAACTATTTATATCTCCTATAATTTTATCTTCGTATTCTGATTTAACTATCCAAGCCACTATTCTTTTTCTTTTTAGGTTTTTCTTCTATAAATAAACTATTTCTAACGCTCTCGTTTAATCCTTGTATTTGCTTTTGTGTTAATTCATCTAATGGGATATTGATATTATCAACGCTTTTGCCTTCCCATTCTTTTTTAAGTTTCCAAGCCATAGTATTTTATTATAAATATAAAAGTTAGCATATTGTTTTTTAATGTACAAAAAAAGGGGAATAAATCCCCTTTCTTTATCTATTTAGAGTAACGATTAAGTTCCTACAGTAATAGTCAAGTTGGCTTCATCAGCTAATCCATCAAATGGATATTTCGCTGTAGCAGCACCTGCACTAGCAGGAAGCTGTATTAAAGCGTTCTTTTCTTCTGCTCCCCATTCTATTGTATATCCACTCATATCTCCCTTAGCAGTTCCAGTTACTACAGTACCACCTGTTACATAACAACCACCGTCTATTCCTAATAAATAAACATTGTCGTTAGAATCTTGAACAAAGATTTGACTTCTTGAATAAGCCATAAGTCTTAATTCATTAGTCATATCGTGGTCTATTTTTTGTAAAACTACAGAAAGTGTTTGCTCAAAGAAAGTAGTACCATTAGCATTATCAGAATTTATATTAACCGTAAGACTAGAAAGATTCTGTACTAAATCATATTTAAATACTTCAACCGTACCACCGCAACAAGACCAAGTAGCAAAACCTGCTGTTGTCATTTCAGTAGTATTGATTGTAGC